TCACATCTGTGCTTGCTATTTTTCTTCCATATAAAAACAATGCCTTACCACTGTTTATAGGATTATTAATTAAGCATAGTGTGTGTTCATTTTCATCAAATAACTCTGTCCCATTAATAGGAAGAATGAACGTATTTCCTAGGTATGTCTGCCTACCGTTGATGTCTAGTATAGAATCATTAGGAGTTTGTCTATTGGTAATCGGAGTTAGAGTCATTGTTATTTTCCTTTGTTATCCGCAGCGTACTGCGTAAAATTGCCCAGCAACGCTTGAACCGTTAAAGATCCAAGTGGAAGCTGAAGTTGTTACTGTGGCTACAAGCCATACGTTTGGCGAAGCTGGTGAAGCTCCAATTACTGCATAACCAACAGAAGTACCAGCAATTTCAGTAAAAGAAGCTGCTGCATGTTGAAACTGATTCATTGAATTTTGTACACCGTTAGAAAAAGATATACTAGTAGTTACGGCAGTTAAATCTCCTGCAACACTTGATTGAATATTAACGCATTGAAATATCTGCCAAATTCCTTGAGTAAGTGACATCGTAGCTACGTTTGCGATACCACCAGAAGAAATAGGGGAACTTCCTGACCATGTAGATCTTATCAGCTCTCCTATAGTTCCAGCAGGTACGGCAGATCCTGTAATATTACCAGGAAGTCCGTTGGAGGGAATGATCCCTGCGCTTGTTCCTGGAACAGCTACTCCAGTAACTCCTGTTCCACCGTGAGCGACAGCTACAGTTGTTCCTGCCCATACACCTGTTCCGATCGTTCCTACAGTAGCTAAGGAACTAGCAGTGGTGAGAGCAGATAGAGTAGTGAGTGTAGCATTTGAGGTAGCAACTAGGGAGGTAGCTACGGCACCAGAGCCAGAACCAGTGACAGCTCCAGTTAAAGAGGTGATACCGCCAGTAGCGGCTGCCCATACAGGAAGTCCAGATACTACCGTAAGTACTTGATTTGAAGAACCAATTGCAAGTCTAGAAGAGCTTCCAGTCCCGCTTTCGTATATGATGTCTCCTGCAGTGGTCATAGGATTGAGAGCGTTGAAGGCAGCAGCTGCAGTTGTCTGTCCTGTACCACCGTTAGCTACTGGCAAGGCTGTTCCTGACAGAGATACGCTGAAGGTACCTGAACTAGTGATGGTGGAAGGAGATACAGACAGAAAAGTTGGCACTGTCATACCTACGCTTGTCACCGTGCCTGACGTAGCTGGTGCTGCCCATGCAGGAAGTCCAGATACTACCGTTAATACTTGACCTGCCGAACCGATTCCTAAACGTGCAGCCGTAGGAGTAGCATTTTCGTATACGATGTCTCCTGCAGTGGTCATAGGAGATAGAGCATCAAAGGCAGCGTTAGCTGTCACTTGCCCTGTTCCACCGTGAGCTATTGCAATGGTGGTAGCGTTCCATGTACCTGAAGTGATTGTTCCAACGCTTGCTAGAGAACTAGCAGTGGTGAGAGCAGATAGAGTAGTGAGTGTAGCATTTGAGGTAGCAACTAGGGAGGTAGCTAAAGAGCTAGCAGATGTAGTGACATCTCCAGTAAGAGCTGGAAATCTAGCTGCAGCTAGAACACCCGTCGCTTCTGCTCCTGAGAGATCTATGGCTGCAGACACGATGTTCTTGGAAGCATCTAGCTGTAAAGGAAGAGAAGCTGTTAAGCTGTTCAATATGGGAGCAGTATTAAAGGTTTTTGGTCCTGCAAAGGTCTGAGCAGCATCGTTGACAAGTCCAGGTACAGTCGCTGACGCACTCTGCATTATAAGTGCATTAGAGTCTATATGAGCACCGTTTGCACTAGGTGTGCCTGAATCTATGGTACCGATAGAAAGTGCTGTTCCTGGACCACCTATTGCTCGCCACACTGTGCCATTAGATTCATATAGAATTCCTGTATCTAAGGCTAGAGCTAAAGCTCCATTACCTGCAGCTACTGCACTAGGAAAAGCAGCGAAGTTTGCATACTCTATGATAGGTGTACCACTACTTCCACCACTTAAAGGATAACTAGCATATACTCCTGACATATTATGCCACCTTCGCTACACAGATAGCTTGTAGAGTACCAGTTCCAGAAGCAGCAGTATATACCAGTTGTATTGCATAGGCCATCGTTTTCTGTATGTCAATGAAGGCAGTACCGGTGTTTCCTGATACTGGAATAGAGCTCACTGGAGAACCGTTCACTTGGAGTTCGAGCGTAGTCCAAGTACCAGCATTATTAACAGTGCCGTTAGGATTGAGACTGAAGTCATTAGACACCTGCACAGAGGCTGTACCAACAGGACTTGAGCCAGTCCATGACAGACTATAGCTAATACCTGTTAATGATTGAAGAATCGTAGGAGCACTAGTGATGTTGGCAGCCATAGAGGCTCCGTTTGCTGGACTACCTTGTGGACTTGGGATAACTATCTGCGGGTGTAGGCCAGTTCTAGTACTCATGGGATCTCCAGTGTATTAAGTGATGATCTATCACTTATGTATTATTACTGTATAGGATGGTGTAATATAAACTAAGGAGAGACACGGTTGAATAATACTTCAAACCCCGAATATCACAGAGAATACCATAAGAAATGGCGTGAACAGAACAGGACAAAGGTGAGAGAATACAAGAGGCTCTGGAGGATCAAGCACCTAAACAGTATCAATGAGCAGAATAAATTTACAGTAACAGTGGAAAGCACTAGCAGGTGGCATCATGACAGCATTCTAAATGACATTCTTGCAGAACTTGATGCTACTACCTAATTCATCTGTATGGTATAATACCCTTAGAGAGAAACAGATCTAAGGAGATATTTGTATGAGTTGGATGATTTTATTATTCTTAATATTTGTGTTACCTATGTTACTAGGCAACACAACAGCTGAACAAGATAAAGAAGAGTTCAATAAAAGTGTAACCAATCATTTAATACATATGATAAAAAAATCTAAGCATCATTCTGATGAAGAAAAATCAGTATTAATAAAGAAAATAGAATCAAGAAAGGAAAATCCATGAAAACGTGTCCAAGATGCCAGCAAGATAAAGAGCCCACAGAGTACTACGCTCATCCTACAACCACTGATAAACTAGCAGTTCAGTGCAAGGCATGCAGGAAAGAGCTTAACGCTGAATGGTATGCCAACAACAAGGATAAGAGCTTGGAGTATGCTAGAAAATGGAAGCGCAACAATCCTGAGAAAGCTAATGCCTGGAACACTAGATGGAAGAAAGAGCATCCAGAACAAGTGAAGGCATGGAATGCTTCCTACTATGCTAAGAGAAAACTGCAAGATACTAACACCGATTCGAATGATGGTATAATATTCATATCAGAGATTCAATCTTAAAGGAGATATACGTCATGGAATTTATGTTAATCGCGCTTGTTACTACCCTGTATTTTTTCTTTCGCATAGATATAATGATCTTAGGACTAGCATTTATTGCTTCTTTTGCAGATAAATCACCTGGACACGCTAAACCACTCACTTCTAAAAATATCAATGATATAGTTAGAAAGAACGTACTAAAAGCAAGGCAAGCTCGCGAAGAAGCAAACAAACAAAATTTAAACAAATAGGAGATATACAATGAAACTAGGAAACTTCGAATGTACACTGGAATACTCTAGACACCCAGAAGACTGCTTCATCCTGTCAGCCTTCGACATCAACGATGGAAGGGATCTGACAGATGAAGAACTAGAGAAGATGAACTCACTGTACGGTGATGAGATATACATGGCATGGGACGAAGCAAGGCACGAACTTGCTTGGGAACGTTACACAATGAGCATGGAAGAATGATTAGCTCTGTGCCCTAGTCTGTGCAGCTTGATCTGCCGTTTTGTACTGATCTCCTACCTTATTTAAACTACTAGTATTCTTCTTATTCTTCGTTACAGGTGCAGACTGTGTTTGAGATTGCTTAGAAGCGAACACACCTTGCGCAGCAGCTATGTTTGGCTGGCTAAACTCGCCGCTCAGCGGCGTTCCCATCAGCATGCTTAAACCTTGTCTCACCTTGTACGTAGGCTTCACTCCATCCTCGCCCTTAAGCTGCTCTTCACTGATTTTCTGAGTGATCTCTTTGTTCATGTGATCGGCAACCTCAGGATATAGAGCGTTGAGATGCTTAACATGGTCTGCTTCTAAGGTACCGTTCTTGATATGATGTAGTACGCTGATAGGATCATTGGCGATTCTTATAGCTTTAGCGTATGATTTCTTCTGCTCAGTTTGATCTGGAGCATCATCGAATGCTAGTTTGGATTGATAAGGTGTTGGGCGCAAACTACCAAGATAATTACTTATCCTACCTTTAGCAGCTTGTAGCATGGTGTTCTGCTCTGGGAAATGCTTGGATACTACGTTCTCTTGTAGCATGGGTTGAACCATGCTTGGTTTGCTTGGAGCAGGTTCCTTCATAGGAACAATCTCACCACCTTCAGCGTACCCTTGCACCTGTGGTTGTTGAACTGCATCTTGTTGCTGCTGAGCTTGTATGTTCTGGTTATAGCCACCATTAGCTATGTAGTCATCGACCTGTTTGTCAGATAAAGCGTTTCCCTGATTATCTTTATTTCTGGTGTTGGCATAGTTCTCTACACCACTAATAGCACTTGTATTAAAAAGACTATTGATCGCATGCGTTAATTTATCAGCACCGCTACTGACCTTATCAACATAGTTTGCTCCCTGTTGCCAATATTCAGGATTGGTATTGGCATCTGCTAGTAGTTTTGCTATAATTTCCGGGTGATATTGCTTTGTAAAGTTTAATCCTTGTTTTATAGCAAACTTACCTACAGGTCCAGCTAAGAAACCCAGTCCAGCACCAAATTCAACACCGTTAAAAGCACCTTTAGCTGCGCCTTTGATACCTCCCCAAACGGCACCAGACACACCATCTTCATCATATCCTTGTTTGCCACCGCGTATGCCACCAATAGCTCCACCAAGAACACCGCCACCACGAATTCCTGCAGTAGTTCTTCCAATGGCACCACTGTTTAACAGTGAAGCATAAGCTTTTTGGCCAGTTGTGAAAGATTTAGAATCATCAATATATGCTTGTGGAACACCACCACTAGAAGGTATAGACTCTGGTATATCGCCTAGTCCGGGTACACCAGCTTCGTACGCCTGTTGTGCAATCTTTCTTGCATTTATAGCTGCAGAAGCTCCAGTAGCTTCTGCTTGTTCTGCAGCCATCTGCGCTGCAGTTATCTCTGGTGTACCGCCTTCTGCTGCAGATGCTAGGCCAGCAAGCCAAGAGTTGGCGGCAGTACTTAGTTTAGACGTTAGCGCAGAAGGTATACCTGTTACAGCTCCTATGACACCACCAAACAAACCGCTAGCACCAATGTCCAGTAATGCGCTTGCTACGGGAGCTTGTGGATCGCCTTGCCCAAGCATTGCCTTAGAGATCTCATTACCGCCCTGAATTATTCCATTTGATATTAAACCACTTAGTGCAGCACTTCCAACCTTACCAGCAACAGTTGTAGCTGTAGGAGCTAGATGCTCTGCTAGATTGGTGGCGAGTCCCGCTTCACCAGTACCCGTTAATAGTCCAGCTCCAAGTCCAACTGCTTCTCCTATTCCATGTGTCCAAGGATTCGCCTGCTCTCTGCCGGCTATATCTTCAGCTGATAGATTAGGAACACCGAGCTTGGAAAGTCCAAGTTCAACACCAGTTGCTAGGGGTCCAGCAAACCCTTGTGCAGCACCCTCTAAACCAGCTCCTATCTGTGATCCTGTGGATGCGTATGGATTTGGTGCATTCTGTTTGATGTATTCATCTGGATCAAAACTTGATGCGTCTGATGGATTATTAGAGGTATCTGATTGCGTAGACGTTCCTCCTCCACCGTTCTGTTGTATGTAGGCATCGGGATCAAAGCCTGATACATCTACATCCCCGCCATCAGCATAGTACTTACAATCAGGTTTATGCTTATTATCCTTAGAGCAGAAGGATTCAACCTTTCCACCCTTAGCCATAACATGCATAGGAGATCCTGCGTAGCACTTGCAGTTTGGATGCGCAGTACCATGCGATTTACAGGAAGGATTAAGGCAAGGAAGATGCTTGTCGACAGTTCCAAATGTGGTCATATTATCTATACTTTATAGGTTGATTCTGTGGATTCGGTAATGTGACATCAACGCCGCTATTTGCACCGGACGTTTGTCCTGCAGACATGCTCATTATAGTCTTAGCTCTTGGATCATTAGGGTTGGCTTTAGCCCATGCTAGTGCTTGATTGTTGGTTGCTGCAGCATTTCCACCCAGTGATTGATATGGGAAAGGAGTTTTAAGTTGGTATCTATCTAGAGTAGGAGTACCTGCTTCTTGACCCTTGAAGAATTGCATGCTCTTAGCATACTTCTCATCTCTCGTGCTTGGCCAGTCACCAACCTGTGGAAACATACCATCTGCCTGTGCAGAAGCCTCATTTGCATTGTATCTACCTGCTGTTGCTCTAGCTACCTGAGTACCTAGTGCGTTGATCTCAGCTGCTCTTGCTCCTGGAGATAGATTGCCAGCAAGTGACAAGCTGTTTAGTTTCTTGAACGAATTATCGTATATTCCTGCCACAGCTCTGTTATCTTGAACCTTAGTGGCTTCTTGCGTAGCTGCTCCTACGTCAGCAGATTGCATTCCAGTAGGAACACCTAATGCTTCACCAGCACGTCCTTGTTGAACAAGCTGCTGAAACTTACCGATGTTAACGCCTGTATCAGGCGCAGACTGTTGCTGAGCTTGAGCGGCGTTCTTGGTATTTATCTTGGCAGCTGCTTGAGCATTAGTCTGCTGGTTCTTTTGATTTATCGCAGGAGTGAGAGTGTTGTCGATAACACCTTGAGCGGTAGACTTTGTTGGGCCCTCTGGCAATCCATCGGCTGTATTCTGTAGATGTTGCAGTGCGTTGATGCGTAGACCGTTGATGGTGTGAGCATCAGCTTTTATCTTGGCATCGGCATATCCATTAGCTGTCTGAGCTTGTAGAGCATTGATGTTGGCTTGTGCTTCCCTAGCAGCAAAGGGTGTTTTTGCATTGGTTAGATCTGTTTGTGCTTGCGCTAACGCATTCTGGATGCCCATTTGCTTGATCTGAGCTTGTTGCAGTTGGTGTTGGTTCTGTAAGTTATACATAGTGAGTGCATTCGAGGCACTTGCCTTCTGAGCATCTAGGTCGTTCTGAATAGTCTGGTTCATCATCTCAGCTAGTAGGTTCTGTTGGTGACTGAGCCCCGCCCCTGCTCCACCGACTATAAGTCCAAAGATGGTTCCAATCTTACCTAAGGTGTTTTTTGGATCTGCAAACATATCCTGCATTGTTTTCGGAGTGATATGACCTTGCGCAAGATCTGCAGCGTATTGCTGGTCATGCAGATCCATTTCCTGTGGATTTGCGGCAGGTTGTACTGAAGGACTTACAGGAGGTTGAGCTTGTTGAGCAGGAACAGTAGGTTGTTGGACTGGAGCAGAAGTAGCTGCTGTTCCTGAAGTGTCTTCATCTCCGCCATCTTGTTCATCGTTGTCAGTAGTATCTGAAACTGTTGCTGGAGATTCATCGTCCATGTCCTGAACTGGTTGTTGTGGAGCACCACTATTCATCGCAGCAGCAAATTGATCTTGAGACATACCGCTTGAATCTGGAGTATTATCAGGAGTATCCTGTGTAACAGGCGCATCTGGAGTACCGTCAGCGAAGCGACGAATCTTAACGCCACTCTTCTTGTTGTAGTTTTCTTTCATGGCACCAGACTGATTAGCACTGGTTGCTGCTCCACCGTTAGCATATTGCCCAACAACGTTTACGGCAGGAATGGCTTGTTTAGGTTCAAAGTCATGCTCATCAGAGTACTGCTGAACAGCCTTACCGATACCTTGATCATCGTTCGTCTTAGATCCATTACCCTTAGATGCTGCATCATCCATCTCTCGCTGATACTGCTGAGTGATGTCACCACCATCTGCCATCTTGTGGATCGGTAGAGCTTCTAGTTCTTTCTTCATCTGTGCAGAGAGCGCACTCTTAGCAATACGCATCTCATGACCCTTAGCGTGTCTTAAGGTGGCACTGTTCTTATCTTCTGCGATCTTCTTAAATCCGTCTAAGTTTAAACCCTTCATTAGTATTCCCATCCTTCTACCTTGCTTCCCTTAGATTCATTAACAGAAGATGGCAGTATCTGTAGGTTCCATGGAACATGGAGTCCGCAGGATACATGGTTTCCATCCTTATCCTTGCCGTATAGAGGAGAAATATGATCTACATGAAGAGGTTCTTCTGATAACCACTGAATTTCGTTGCAGATTGTATAAAACTCTCTAATCTCTTCAATATGCTTATCTGTAAGCCAGGAAGGAGTAGCATTATCTTTACGAGCCCTATACAACATATTAGATGCATTTTTTTTACCAGGATTCTTAGTGTGCCAATTTTTCTTCATTATATTGATTCGTTCTTTATTGTTTTCACGATACTGTTTTTGATTTTTAAGTACACTATCACGATTAGTTGCATGATATGCTTTGCGTATAGCTCTACTCTTATCTATATCACTATTGTAATACTGCTTACATATAGCGGCAGTACATATCTTACATGTAGTGCGCAATTTATCAACTTTATTGCAATCTTTATAGAATTCAGATAACTGTTTATTTTCTTTACACTTGTTACAAGTTTTCATATTATTTCTTCTTATTCTTAGCTAGTACCTTAGCAACAAATATAGCTGAGTTTTTAACTGGATCTTTCGATTGTGTTATACTACGAGGTAGTACAATCTCATGAGCGCTTAACAGAGCAGGAACAGTGTCATTGGAGTAACTATTGCCAGCAACCTTAGCCTCTTCCTTCTTGTTCTTGGGAACTACCTTGCCACCCGCTTTCATGTTGTGGGCTTCACCACCTCGTGCTGCAACCATGGACGTCATATCAGCTGCAGAGGTTACATCTGGTCCAGCTGTAGGTGTTCCGCTAGGAGTGGAGTGGTTGCTTATAAACTGTCCGATTCCTTTACCCAATGCAGAAACACCTTGGTTGATCTGTTTGCTTCCCATCTGCGTAGCTGCACCGTTAGCATTAGGATCTTGCTGCTGAGCCTGTTGTCCTTGCTGTCCGCCACCAAATCCCTTCAAGAATTGACCAAAGCTGCTCTGAGGACCAGAAGCGGTTGGCTGTGCGGCAGGAGTAGCGGCGGCAGGAGTAGTGAGCGGTTGCACGGTTGCATCTGGAGTACCATCAGCAAACCTCTGAACCTGTTTCTTGACAACACCACCGCGTGCTGCAGCACCTAATGCAAGTCCTGCACCGTTTAATGCTCCACCGACAAGACCTTGCTGTCCCTGCATGGTTTGACTAGCAAGAGCAGCATTTCCTGCGTTTATACTAGCCTGATTGCTTACATTAGCTTGGTTAGCTGCGTTAACAGCACCTGTCTGTATGCCTTGCTCGTTCTGAGCTGCAGCAGTATTCGCTGTTGTTGCACCGATCTGCTGTCCAGCAACCTGGTTTGCTTGTCCAGCAACTGCATTGTTAGCAGCTTGCTGCTGAGCTACTTGGTTAGATGCCTGAGATGCTAGAGCTGCCTGCTGAGCTTGCTGGTTTGCTACCTGCTGTTGAGCAGTGTTTGCAACGTTTGCTTGAGCAGAAGATGCACCCTGAAGTCCAGCGATCTGTTGCTGTGCTTGTAGTGTAGCTGCTTGTCCAACAGCCTGCTGCTGTGTAGCTGCTCCCTGTTGTGCTGCCTGTCTTGCGATAAGTCCTACGTTAGATCCTGCGCCACGCTGTCCAGCCATCAATGCAGCCTGATTAGCAACGTTCTGTCCTGTAGATTGGTTAAGAGCCGCCTGAGCTGGATTAGGACCCGTACCGTTAGCTATATTCTGATATTGATTAGCAATTCCTTGTTGAGCTGCAATAGTGGCACTCTGATTACCGACACCGTTAGCTCCTGCTTGCAGAGAAGCTAGTTGCTGTGCTTGGTTATAGGCTGAAGCCTGATTGGCAGCACCGTTGTTACCAGCCAGTTGACCAGCTAATGCTTGCTGCTGCACTCCTGCGGCATTCTGCTGCTGAAGACCGTTCTGTCCCTGTAGTGCTTGCAGGAGTGCTTGCTGTGAGGCTGTAGAGTTTACTGCTGTACTTGTAGCAGCATTAGCTCCAGCTGTATTCACACCGTTGTTTGCTATGCTAGCGTTCTGAGGAGCACTGTATCCAGTACCGTTAGCCCCACCACTAAGTCCTAAAGTACCTGCTAACGCTCCCATTATATATCCTTTTTACACACTATAAGATTTGAATCTGCACTATGGAGTGACATACCATAAGCCAATAATACTTTTAAACTTGTTGTTGAGCTGTTTGTTGATGGAACTACGGTACCAAGCAGTTCAGTACATCCTTGGGTCTTAGCCATAGCCACTATGGTATCAGCAAGATGAGAAGCTATTCCTGATTTGCGATACTCTGGTAGAACATATATATCGATGATATAACACTGATTTGTGTTTAATAGACGGTAAGTGGCAAAACCCTCTGGAAGTTCTACGATATTATCGCTTGTTCTCTCTTTAAGATAGGAAGCGTAAAGCGACATAACTCTCCACAGATAGGTGATACACCTGAAGGAACACAGCGTATAGCATGACATGTTCTGTTCAGGTGTGTATAGGATGGTGTTATCCGTAGGATTTTGTAGAGGAGATCGTGCTCCACTTGCTTTTGAATCCACATATAACATTCAATCCGCTTATCGTAAGTCCTGCGCCTGCGGCTGTCCCAAACGATGCATCAAAGATCTCTTGCACAGTGATAGCAAAAGCTTGACATCTCTGCTGCTGCAGAAACACCCTATAATGCTCTATACTTCCTTGTCCACCGTATGGGTTTCCCTGTCCATATGGGCTTTGACTCACTCCAGATCCGTATGGTGTACTGTAGTTGCTTGGTTCTAGTAGTACACTGTGAGAAGGAATACCGGTGTAGTTATAAGACATTGATACCATTAGTTTATGAGGGCTGATGTAGTCTCCAAGGATGAAGAACTCGTAGGCTCTCTGGTAGCTCTGAAGATTGTCAAGTCTAAGTGGACCTGTGGTGAACGACATCAATACCGGATTGCTGCCATCAACATATAGTCCTGGAGACTCTTGGTAGGCTTGACCGTACTGGTTGATGAACGTATGAAGTCCCTGAAATATGCAGCTACTTAATGCCGGAACACCGCTGAAGGTACCCCATTGAGAGTAGAAGTAGTCATACATCAGTGTGATGCCCGTAGACAAGATAAACCTAACCTGGTTGGTCTCTGGTATGTTCTGAGCACTCTCCACTGTTCCTGTGTTGAACTTCTCCACAGGAGCACCGATATAGCTGGTGTTTAGACTTCTATCAAGAAGCCAAATCCCCTTATCGCTCTGAAACATAAGTCCCTGAGGCATGAACACTATAGACTGCTGATTGGAGCATCCTACGGTGGATGTAACAAAGATGGGTTGCGAATACTGGTTATTAGCCCCAGTGTTGTCTGGTCCAGTTCCATTAACGTAGTAGATCGCATTCTGTTTAAATATTATAAGCTTATCATCCATCACAGATAGAGCGGTTATTGGACCTGTACTACCTTGAGCTCCTGTTGTAGGAGCGATGTACATGGTGAATAGGTCAGACATCTCCACTGGGGTAGCTTCTATCACCTGCTTTGAGAACCACAGAAGATTCTGATCCTCTGCATCTACAAGCCACAAACGGGTATCAAACAGTGTCATCAGGTTGCTTGCCGGAGCATTCACATCTTCTACGACACCACCAGTAGTATAGATGAGGTTGTTGCCCAATATCTCTGCATCGCTTAGAACATCTGTAAATGTTACTGAATCAACGGTTGTGCTGTTGAGCAGAGGGGCCGTGATACTTGTTACTTGATAGTAGTTCTGTTGCGCAACAGACCATCTATATATGACGATCTTTACTGGATTGGCTGTCTTGTATGTTAGACGCAATGTAGGGATGTTAAGAACCACACTTCCCGTGCTAGCACTACCTGATGTGGTGACAGAAACAGGAATCGAAGGAGCAGACCTATAGGCGTTTCCTACGTTGTCTGTCCATTCGTACGTAAACTGATAGAAGTAGGCATTGGTGTTGGTGCTACTGTCAGGTTTAGCTGCCATAACACCAGAGATAGCCAATGTATCACCGCTTATGGCATGCGTAGTGTTTGCGCTCATCGTGAGCGTAGTACCAGAGATTGCTGTTATGGTTGTTCCAGCTGGAATATAACCAGCATTGGTGGTGTCTGAGATAACCATACCCAAGGCTACACCAGTAGCACTGCTTACGACTATGGAGTTTGATCCATTAGATGCAGTTCCAGTGGGCGCAACCGCAGAAGCTGTATATGAGGCAGTATCAGTGGGGTTTGCTTGATCAGTGTCTGGCCATAGAAAGAAGTTATGCTCAACTGGAAGGTATCCGTCGTACATCCACAAGAAACCACCAGACAGATGAAGATCTCCACCTATCTCTGCAGTATCAAGATCTTGTGTTCCTATCTGTAGAGTACCGAGCGTGATACCTGTCTGAGAGTATATGCCGTTAACCTGACTTCCAGCAGGAACGTTTGTGTTCTTGTTTACAGCCTGTATTAGGTCCTTAAATAGATAAGGAAACTGGATGGTGTTACCAACTACGGTCATACCAGGAAGTCCTGTGGTAAGGTATCCTCCACCGTTCTCGTACGCTAGTTTTGCTGACACCACTGGAGATGCCGATGTACTTATAGAACCGTTTACCAGAAAGTATGTAGGCTGATAACTACTCTGATAGGTTCCTAGAAAGTACGTGGTGTTTGCGTTTATCCAGGTTGTCCCATTAGAGGTGTACGTCGTGTTGTTCTGTGCCACGTACACAGATGTTCCTGTTTTAACCGCTGTTGCACTAGGAAGAGAAGTATATAGTTGATACGTCGTTGTTCCAGCTAAAGATGGAACTAGATATGCTTTACTAGCTAGACCCACACTTCTTATAGAGACAAATGGACTTCCGACAGTTCCTGTAGTAACGGTAGCAGGTAAAGCAACTGTTACAGAATCTATGAAATGTGTTGGAATACTAGAATCAAATGAGTAGTTGTTAGCGGCTTCTGCAAATATCTGTACAACACCGTTCTTAGCTGTACTTGCAATATTAAGAAAACTACCTGTAGATATGATCTCAGTGGGTGTCATCAATGTGTTAAGATTGGCGTCAACAGCAAGAGTGTATCCTGTGCTACTAGCACTATCGTAGAAACTTACGTATATGACAGGAGATGACGGTGTTGTGACGTCTGCAGAGACAGACATCATTGTCGCTGTTCTACCAGCAAAAGTCTTAGCGGTTCCTAAAGTAAGACCTTTAGTAAGGTAAACTACCTTGATGCTCTGTGTAACAGCTGTTGTGTTGTAGGCTATGTAAAGATTAGTATCTACCACAAAAGCATCCCACGATAGCGTAGAAGCAGGTATATACCCAGAAGCTATGTCGGTATTGGCGCCAACCAACGTAGGCGTGGCAGTACTTATTGCTATGTACTGCAGATGAGCAGTCGATGATATGGTGTTTGTGAACATCAGTATGAAGTTGTTGCCCAGTACAAACACCCTCATTCCACCAGACACTGTCCCAGATGCTACGGGGATAACCGTAGGAGCAACTACGTTCTGTCCTGTTATGGAAGAAGCGATAACATACTTATTGGTCGTAACGCTGCCGTTGGTTTCAGTGTACACCGTACATACAAGTCCGTTTGGCGCTACCACTGAGTCTACTGCTGTCTGATTTAGGGTATTTCTTATAAGAGGGAGAGTGTTTATCGACATGGGCTGAATATTACCCTTAGATACCCATGCACTGTTACTAGAATTGTACGCCGCTATGTTTGTTCCTACTGCTGTAAGAGCACCATTTAGTGTTGTGACATATGAGGAAGAGGTGTTAGGAAGAGATGCAAGCTGGGCGTATCCGTTACGTTTCTGTAGAAGACCACCCTTCTCAAATATGGTGTTCTCTAAGGATACGAAGTTGCCAACCTGTACACGTTTTGGATCAGTTTTTGTGTCTAAGCCTTGAGCAAAGGATATGTCTATACCTTGTTTTATTAAAGTCATTTGATTCTCATTAAATATACCGCAGAGATAAATGGAGGAATGATGCTAAACGACGCAGGAGTGATAAGCGCACCGTCAATGTCGTTTGTTTCAGCAGAGTCTCCAGCACCACCACCTGCTCCAGCAACAACCCCAGACGTATACAGGTCTGTACTGCTGCCACTTAATCTTGCATTCAAGGAAATATCTGTACCGCTAGTAGTGACAAACTCAGACACTGAATAGAGGGAATCTGATGTCGAAACAGATGTTTTGTTGGTTTGCTGTGTTGTTAGTACATATGCTGCTTGATGGTTAGGGGTGCTTTGGTCAACATACTGCGTTGCATGTACGTGACCCATCTGGTGCGTATGGTTGATGTTTCCTGGAGATAGAGTTACTGAGCTTGCACCACCAGTTGTCCCTGACGTTCCATTTCCTTGAATGAAAACTGCACTGTTTAAGTTTGGAATTACCTGTCCATTCATCGGACTTGTGGAATCTGCAATTGTTTGCCCCTGGCATAGAACAAAACCATACGCATCAGCAACAGTGGTTGCTGTTGTTGAATAGGCACCTGTAAGGTTTGGAAACGTAGCGATCACAGATCCAACAGGAACAGCTCCAACAAGTGCGTTCTGCCAACTAATAGTTCCTGAACCGTTGTTTGTCAGAACACTTGTTGCGCTTGCCGGTGTAACAGGTTGAAATGATAGGTTACCGCTTCCATCATTGACAGGAACACTGCCGACACTGCCTTGGGACAGTGGAAGAACCAAGCTATAGTTGGCTGCTTGAGTGGGACCAGCACTTACTGTTACCTGTTTAGTACTGGCTGTCGTACTACCAATGGAGATAGGTCCTACCGATAGAGTAGCTAAAGTAGCAGCTGCACTTATAAAAGTAAAAGTACCAGCAGAATAAGAAGCACCTGCTCCTGGAGGACTACTTGGTAATCCAGTTATTGTACCAGTAGCTCCTGTTACACTGCCACTTTGTGTTATTCTGATCTGATTACCAGCTACATCATTATAATATAAGTCAGCACCAGATACATACAAACATCCAACATCAGAAGCTAACGCTAAGGGAGATACTTGAGGTGCAAATCTGGTGCTTCTGATCAGTGTTGCATTCTGTGAGTTAAAAGCTAGATCAGCATTGATGTTTAACCCAGCAGGAGTAACTTGAATGCCTTGACCGACAGCATGGGTGTGCTGGTCTATGGCAGCCAGGCATGCGTTGATGTCGTTGGCCCAATCAGGTCCAGGTTCTTGTCCCACTACTGGAACAGGAAGATTCATGTTAGGTGAGATGTTTATGTTGCTCATACGTTCGTGTATACTTTCCTTTTAGAATACGTACAGGCTCACTGTCGTGGGTCCTGACGCATTGAGTATTAATGTTAGATCTGGTCTCTGGTTAGTTGCTTGGCTATCGTAGAATGTAACAGCTGCACTGTTCAACACAACCATGTATCCTTGCAGCTTTTGTCCTAGTGTATGGTTTATCACGTTAGCACCTGTCTTAAGCACTATATTGTGTAATATGGTGCCACCAACTATGGGATTAGCGAGCAGAGGGTTTAGGGTGCTAGCCCAACGTGGATTTGCTAGTGTCCAGTCAAGTTTAGGGTTTAGTTGATTCATCACCAACCACCGCTGCTTCCACCGCCGTTGTTGCCCCAACTTCCACTGTAAGCACTATCTTGTCTAGTTTCAGAGATGGTGTCAGGTACACCGGTATCTCTATTAGATGCTGCTTGTTCAATTCTAAGTTTTAGGTAGGCAATCTCTTCAGATAGCTTAGAGGTGTCTGTTCCTTCTTCCTTATCTAGGGCATACTTAGCTGCTCGCGCGATAACATATCGCAGCCAACCTGAGTATCCTATGGTTGTAACATCTGTATCAGATAGAAGCTGCTTAAGTCTAGGACTATACCATACTCTGATCTGTTGGTTACCAGCAGGAGTAGGAATGATGTTTAGATTATTCCCCATGATTCTGTATCTCATGTTAAAAACGCCGTAGATGGTGGATGTACTGTTGGGGTACACGTACTTGTTGCGTTCGATGAAGTCGTACTTGAGCAGTGTAACCCACGCATTGTTAGAGGTGTTGATACCTAGATCCATACCTGCAAGCTTGTAGAATGCTGGAGCTGGTGCTCCTGCACTGTTGGGAAATGTTCCACCAAGGTAGTTGGTAACACCGTCTGGAACCGGATAGTTCTGGATGGTTCCGTTTGTGTTGATGAACACGTAGGATGAAGCAAAGTAGTCTTCATAGGATGTGATAAGAAGATCGTAGAGTTCATACATAGCTAGATTTAGAAAAGAGTTCCACTCAGTCGTAACAACGAACTGACTGTTCACTCTGTCTGCGGTCTGCTGTGCTCTAAGTCTAAGCTCATACAAGCTCATCTCTGAAGGTGGTGCTGCAACCATCTGCGCAATAGAAGAGTACGGGCTAGTTCCACTGCCGTTTACACCTGCAACCTGATAATAGAACATCTGTCCTACACCTGGGAGCGTGTCTATATACTGGGGTGTTAATGTCACTGTTGCGAGGTTTGTGAAGTTCACACCATCTGTAGAGCGCTGGATCTGATAAGATGTGGCACCCAAAGATGCATTCCATGTCAATAGAATGTTGCCATCTGCTTGAGATGTGTTAAGATTTTGCGGTTGATAGGGTACTGTTGCCATCGATTCTTTGTTCCTATAAAGAATATGAGTAGAGCAAGTGTTTCACGCTCTACTCATATATTTAAAGAGCGTTTATATCTCTCTTACAGACCTGTACTTCCAGGTGCATCAGGGATAGATACCGTGCTACCGTCAAAGCAGAACTGCATGCTCACCACCGTACCGTCTGCAGGAGCAGTGGATACAAGAGTAGTGGTGCTTGAGCTTGTAGGTGCAGAGAACTGAACTAAGATCTTAGCACCAGCATTTGCAGCTACACTAGCGTTAGAGATAGTAGTGTTAGGATCGCCTACTACAGTTACTGATGTAGCAACTGGAACTCCCGGCAAACCTACAGTTCCTGTACCACCGATAGCTCCAGTGGCTTTAGCGATAAAGCTAAGTCCTACAGCTGGGGTGAAGCCAGCGGGGACGCCTGCAGCAGTAAATTGAGCTAGAGTCGTAGTTCCTAAGGAAGTGATAACATAGGCATGACCAGCAGTTGTTGAGGTCGTAGAGGTAGAGGTTAGAGGAACGATCTGTCCATTGAAACCACCGAGGTAGTAGTTGAAGTTGTTCTTGAAGGTGATGAGCGCGTACCCGCCAGCCACAGTGATTGGGTTTGTCTGGCCGCTCACTACACCAGGAGTAGCTGACGTGTACATGAACACACTTTCAATATAACCATTTGATTTTAATGATCTAGTTCCTAAACCATTACCGTTGGCAGAGTCAACGATGAAGTTGCACCATACTTCCATGGGTTTAGTAATGTTCGTATACAGAGATTTACCGTTGAGGCCGAAGCCGCGAGATTGAGACATAAAGCTGTTCCTTTAATTGACTGGAGATTTCTCTATGTATGGCTCCAGACCACCTATACATCAGTATGACACCAGGAAATAGTCCTAACGTGCCTTCAGATAGGTAAGTAATGGTGTAGTAAGCTAGAATGGTTTAAGTGATGGATTTTAAACAGGTGTGTGTGTGTGTAGTTTAAACTATCTTAAGGAATTCTAAGCATTCTTGGGAAGTACCTGTGAACACGGCACCGTACCTATCTGCCATGCTCTTGAACCTTGCATGCCGACGAGAGATAGCAGACAATGCACTGCCGCTTCTGGCCAATAGTCTAGCTTTCACCGTCTCTTCATCCTCTAGTATGACGACGAGCTTAATATCAAATAGATGCTGATTTTTATTAATAAAAGTAGATACATACACGGGAGTCTCGTAGATGTACGTCTTGCTGGTATCTGCCACCATCATCTTCACGGCTTCTTCAGGTCCGTCCATGTCGTTGCTGAGCGTAACAAACCTATCCTTAAGCTGTGAAGATACCCACGTCTTCCCTACTCCAGATTGACCAGCTAATAGGTAAACGGTGGGTTTGTGCCAACCAGCAGGAACAGGTGGTTGTTGGGGAAGAGAATAGGTAAATCGAAAACCTTGTGTATGTTTGCGTTGACCATTAGCAACCTGACTTATTTTAGGAATTAATAGATTCAGATCTTTTGCAGCATGATGAAGAGACAGATACACAACATTATTATTTAAACACAATACCTGTTTTCTATTACCTGGAATTTGCCCCATATGAGCCTTAGATAGCTTTTCCTTAGTTTTATCAGAAGTCTTAAGCCCCTTATTCCAAGCAGATGTACCAGAAGAAGAAAATCCACCAGATGCTAGGTTGTATCCATTAGGATGCTGAGAGTTTGATGTCCTGATATGCTCTTGCTCTTTCCTGTTCAGTTCTTCTATCGAGGAAGCACTGTCGATCTCTTCTATAGAGAAATTGTCAAGTCCGTGTGCCATCATGGCAGCATAGAGTGGATTCTTATGCCCACCAGATTTTAATCCTTTATGCTTATGTTGAGTCCATCTTTTAGAAATAGTTTTTGTGGTTTGTCCGATGTATATCTTACCGTTAGTCTTGTCGGTGATCTTGTAGATAATCATGTTTCCTCCTGTATGTTATCTAAGATCATTGTACCACGCATTCCCATTAGCATTACCATTGGCGTTCCCATATATTAAATAAAAAAGGGTATCTTGCGATACCCTTTAACGATCTTCTATCTATATATCTATGCTTAAGCGCTTAAAGCGATTACCATATTGTAACCTGGAGCTGAACAGATCAGGTTCCCGTAGTAAGCAATTCTTATTTCCAAAGCGTCCGCGTTGCCGACGCGTAAGCCTTCCAAACCTTCCATGCCGTAGGTTAGGATATGAGGAGCTTTACCAAGTGTACGCAGTTTCCATGTATCCATAGTGAGTGCATAGGCAGTTTGTGCAGGGCACGAACGGTCAGCCAACACTGGGATCTTGCCGTAAGCCGAGTGGAAATGGATTGCTTCAAATGCTACTTCAACTTCATCATGCTCAAGTTGAACATATTGAACCTTAGCTCCTAGTTCATTGATAAGAGTTGCATAGGAAACGAAGTCTAGAACGATAAGGTCTGGAGCTGCGCCTTCGCGGTTAGCAAGAGCTAAAGCGTTGGTGATACCTTCAGAGATAGACTGACTACCTGCGTTGTAGCGCAGACCGCCCAAACGAGTTGGGTCAGCAGAGCGGTTAACACCCCAGAAGTTGTCGTTCGAAGGAGGATCAACGTTAGGTACCCAAGCTGCTAAGCCAGATAGACCCAACATGCCTGCGATCGTGGAGCTTCCACCGATACCGATGTCGCCCAATACCTGCAAGAAGTCCCCTGCACCCCAGCTAGAACCAGGTGCACCTTGAACAACAGTACCAGAGATAGCTCCTGTACCGCGGTTTACAGATGTGATCTGGATAGCATCGATGGTCCCTGGAGTGTTCTGCAGAGCAGCTCCACCGTCAGTTGCCGAAGCTTGGATGGTCATTCCTACTTCGAACTGAACAACAGACTGGCTATTGGTTAGAACAAAGGATAGAGTAGAACCAGAAAGAGTTACACCAGCTGCGCTGATAGTACCGCGTGAAGCTGTACCGCCAGAGAATAGCTCGAAAGCCATGTTGTTAGAGATGTTGCGGAAGCCGTTGTCTAGAGTACGGGAAGCTTCATCTACGAATGCTCCTGCGTTAGACTTGGTTTGTTCCATCAACAGGTTGGTGATTGTTACCAATTGATAGTCTTGTACTGCATAAACGAAGAAGCTTACAACATCAGAAGCTGTTTGTTGGTTCTGAGCGTTAGCGAAAACGTGTGCACGACCCTGAGGGTTACCGTATTCAAGAGGAACTGGGATGTACTTACCAGCGAATCCATCTGGGCTTTCGTTCTTAGGAACAAGAGCTAAGAGAGGGTTCTTGGAGTACACGATGTTCTTCATGTAGTCTTTGTCATCAGTGTAGAGCTCTTTAAGAGCTGCGATCTGGTTTGCCGAGTTTGCGTAAACAGGTGCGATAGCCATTTTATTTAAATCCTTTTATGTTTGTTACTTAACTTTACTGCCGTAGAACGCTGCGATTGCCCTTGCCTTAGCTGATACACGTGGACTCGCTGTATCTCTGTTGGTAAGAGTCCTCATAGGAGGATTCGTCTGTTGCTGCTGAGCTGCAGGTTGTGTAGGAGCAGAGTTCAATCTTCCTAGCACCTTCTTTATGTTTGCAATCTTAAGGCTTTCGTTCATCAGTTCATCTTCTACTAGCTGCATAGCTTCTTGAACATCCAAGACTTCTCCTGTAGTTCTGTAGGTCTGCTCTATCAATCTCATCACGTCTGGTAGACTGCGAGTTTCTCGCACCATCTCGAATGTATCCCCTTGCTTAGAAAGCTCTATGGCTTCCTTGCGCATCTCTGACAACACTTGTTGTTCAGCATAGGAATCTCTCTCAGTGAAGTTCTTATCCACACCTTCTTTAAGGGCACGGATTTCGTCTCTTAGAGCTTGCATCTCGGGATTGGAGTTCTGGGTCGATAGGATAGCTTCAGTGAGCTGATCGTACGTTACGCCGTGTTCTTGCAACACGCTCAGAGGCTGAGATTTCAAGCGGGCTATCACATCATCTGCACCTGTCCTAGGTGTCTGTGAGGACATCGAACGCTCTCGTTCTGCTAGCTCCCTCTCTTTAACTTGGAGGGCGCGACGCTGTTTAGCGAGCGCGGCATACTGAGGACTAAGCGGCTGAGTAACTTCAGTTGTCGCGTTAGTGTTTCTAGAAGGGTCTGTTATGGTGTTATCTTGTGCAAAAGCTCCTTGGTCATCAAACCTATCAGGAGAAGCGTTGGTGTTCATCTTGAGAGAGCGTATAGATTCACGTGTCTTAGTTACTACTGGATCCTCATAGGATGTAGAGGGTGTCTGTGTTACACCTTGGAATGCTGCTTTAGCACGAGCTAAGGCATCTGGACTGTTTCCCTGTCCATTCCCTACGTCTACTGCTTGTCCTTGGGTGTTACTTGGAGCTGCTATCGGTGCGATCTTCATATAAATCCTTGTTACTACTGATGTTACTGAAAGGTAGATATAACTACATCTACCTGTTGAAAGATTATTTAAGCTGCTTTAGCAGCATTGGGGACTAGAGGACTAGTTGGCGTAGGCATCGGGTTTGCCTGCGGTGTAGGTGCTGCTGGCATTGGAGGTGGCATAGAAGCCTGAACGAGTGTCTGTGTCTGCTTGAAGAACTTACGAAGCATGTCTGCCTTCTCTTCTTCTAGGTTGGCAGCTAAGTATAAGTTGATGTACTGTACAGTGAGTTGAGTAGCAAGCTGTAGGTCCATGAACGTATCAGGCATCTCGTACTTACCGTTCTCTACTATATCGTCTAAGATCTTATAGATACGCTCTTCTGAGGCATTGTCTAGCATCTCGTTCTGCTCTAGATCAGGGAAGTGCATAAGTCTACGACCTTCCTTGAGAGACAGCATACCTGCTTGAACCTGCTCTGTAACAGTTTGTATGCGTCCAGCTGGGGTGCGAGGAAGTGAAGACTCGGTGAAGCACTGGATCACAAATGGGTCGTTCAAGAACTTCATAGCTGGAAGGTCTATCTCCTTGGTTCCGTTCTTGTTAGGGTATACGGTTTCGTACTTACCATCGCGCTCAGCTATATCCTTAGCGGTGTCCGCTATCATGTAAGCTAGATCAACGAACACATTGTCGTATTTCTTAGAGAGTTCAGCGAAGCGGTCTGTTGAGATGTCATCATAGGAACGTATTGCAGCTCCAGAGTTTAGTCCTTCAGGCTTCTGCGAGGTTGCTTGCATAGCAGATACACCGCATTGCTGGAAACCATACTGGATGAGCTTGTCGCGTTCAGCATAGAGCTCAGGAGCATTACATGGAGCTACCTCGTAGGATGGTTTAGTTCCTGAGTAGGTGATGATGGTGCCGATCTGGTTGTCGTTATGGCTCTTCACTACCTTAGAGGACTGCTCTATGAATACTCTAGGAACACCGACAAGGGTGATTGCCCTAGCAATGGTGTACAGGATACGGTTGAGTGTTAGCTGTGTACCGAACAGCTGAGTGGCTAGTCCTTGACCAAAGAAGCCCAAGAACGGGTCTGAATACTGCATGAACACGAACGGGAACTTAGTTTTATGGTATTCTTCGTCGAATATCACACCATTCACTGTGGCTAGAGTGTGTCTGCCTGGAACGTATCCCTTAGCTTTCTTATCAGGACCAGAGGCAAGTTTCCATCCTTCTACGACCATCACCTGATCAGCAGTAGTACGAGTAGAGTCTGGCGCGTTGTCAGGATACGACTGAGGTGTTCCTGCGATGATAGCCTTGGCTTTAATATTGCGTGCAGTGAGTCTATCTCTATCTACAAGTTTAAGCTGTAGAAGCTGCTGAGGATCACCGTTGATAGCGTCGTTCTCATCTACGTAGATGTCAGTTTCTAGTACACGGTCTACGCACACCTTCCCGTTGTCGCCTTCGTACACCTTGAGTATTCCTGTACCCATGACGATGCAGTCTCTAAGAATCTTAGTGGCCTTCTCATATGCATGGGTCTGATAGAACTCTCCTAGGACAAACTGATTTAGTCTCTGCGCTAGATGGCGTTGCTTGTAGTCTGCATTATCTGTTAGGAACTTAGGTTGTGGCTTAGCTTGTGATAGACGAGATACCAACGTATCAGTTGCTGATTGAATAAGGTTAAATGTAGGACGATCATCAGGTAAGGACTTGGTCTTATCCATGCGAGACACGTTAGATCCTGCATAGGAGTAGATGGATAGTCCTGAGTATAAACGAACATCGGTTGCTAGTTGTCTAAGTCTATAAGTTTGTTGAGTCTTCAAGTAAGCAGCAACACCGCAGAGTTCTTCAGCAAGCTTGCGCTCGTCGTCGTTCTTCCACCATTCCTGCAGCATACCGCGGTCAGACAGACTACCTTGAGGTGTCGTCTTGATCTTTATCTTCTCTGGTCCTGCTTTACCTTTACTTATCTTCATCTGCGTCCTCTAATCTATCACTAGGATCACCACCAGCACTATAAAACATTAGTTCCTGATCTGACAGCATTCCTGTAGGGAAGTTAGCATAAGGATTGTCAGTTGTATCCTGAACAATGGTGGTGCTTGTTGGTTTCTCATCTACCAGTAAAGATAGAGGAGATAGCTGTAGCTCTAGTTCTTGTGTCTTATAAACCAATACGCCATTGAGGCGCATTATCTTCAGAAGACTCTTTAGGTCTTTGTTGTTCATTGGTTCCTCTCAATGTAATTATCGAGGGTTGGGCAAACGATCTTTCTTAGCTCTAGACTTCATGATGCGTGCGATGATGTCTTCACGATCTGCATCTTCTTGAGCATCACCAATCTCATCACCAGAGTTTGCTCCAGTGTAATCAACAACACCGTCATCACCTAAGTGATCGTCTAAGTGTAAGTCATCGAACTCGTTAGGCATATCAGATGTGATCTCTCTATCTTGGTTAGAGACGCGTCCACCTTCAGAGTAGCGATGAGGCATCTTGTGCGCCATTCCACCCTTAGCAAAGGATTGAGTGCGCTGCTTCATGATGCGTCCCACCATATCTTCATCTTCATCTTGAGCACCAAACTGGTTCTCAACATCGTGAGACACTAGGCGATCCATATCTTCAGCGTCAGACGTAGCACCTTCAGGTCCTACTTCAGTTGCGCCATGCTGTCCTAGATCTCTATCGTCTTCCATCATAGCTCTATGGTTTGTCTTACGTCCTGGTTCTTCACGAGGATCATATTGAGCTTCTTCCTCACGGACAAAACCACCCTCAGCCATGCGCATAGCACGTTCTCTACGAGATAGCATGTCAGCTTTCTTAACCTTAGACATCTCGCGCATGTCCATGAGGTCCATGTCAGACTGCTCATTATCGTGAGTGGCATCAGTTGGCATAGCAGGATGACGTACTTCGCCGCCTTCTGCTTCCTTCTTCCCTCTACGCTTGAGTGCGTAGGCAATTGCTAAACTCTGTTTCATTGGTTTTCCTTCATCATATTCAGTAGTTAAGTTGTGAGTAAAGGCTTTCTTACTCTTAGAATGCATCAACGGCATATCACTGTCCCTGGAAGATAGTGATGACAGACTTGATGACGTTAGCATTAGGTGGATTCTCATCTGCAGTTACAGATGAGGTGTATACAACGCTCAGCACGTCTCCTACAGCACAGACGATACCGCTAGTTGATACGCCAGAAGCTCCTGTTGCGCTAGTAAGAACCGTAGAACTATTGAGCTTGATCGTAGATACAAGTCCAGATGCAAGTCCACCTGCTGTAAGCGTAGGAATAGAGCTTTTAGAGTGAACAGAGTATGTTCCTGCTGTACCTACTGTATAAGAGGCTGTTCCTAAACCGTCGAATACCAATGTTTGGTAGGTTCCGTCTGATGCTGACATATGTTAAGCTCCTGTTTTCATCTGTTTAGTGTCTTCGATGTCTTGCTCTTCGTCTTCTTCTTGGATGTGCATCACAAGAGCTTCTAGAGCTTCCTTAAGCATGCGCTTATCCTTACGCTCTACTGCCATGATGAGATCTTCTGCGATGGCATCTAGCATGTCGAACTCTTCATCGTGCTCACGCATGATAGGTTCTGCAGGGGCAGATGCGCTTCCCTCTTTACGTTTCATGAAAGGTAGCGTCATGTTAGGTTCCTTGTTGGATGGTGATAGTTGTCTTCACCGAGTTAAGCTGCTTATCGGTAGCTGCAGATGAGGAAACCACAACGGAGATGGTGTCTGTTGCTGTTCCTACTACTGGTATCTTAAACTGCTGAGCTATCTGGGTTGGAGTGATTGTTGGTGCTGTGAATATGGGGCTGCCGTTCTGGTTGACGACCACTGACAGTGTAGAGACAGGAACCTCTGTCAACTGGACTAAGACCGAGTATAAACCGGTAGTTGGAATAGTATAGGTCATAGTGGGAAGACCAACGTTTACAAAAGGTTGGTTTAATATCAAGATGTTAGACATTTATGTCCTTTTAAGCGTCGATTGCAGGTATGTGGCACACACTATTCAGGTATAGGATGGTGTATTAGGTAGATGCGAGTCTACGATGGTTCCTGTAGTCAGACTCAAGTTTCTCATCCCATATAGCATACCAGTCTTCGCGCTCTATCAGGTCGCACTTGATGAATATCCATATCATCACCTGGTAGGCGTAGACATCGTTATCAACCTCTAGTATTGATTTAGATCTCATCGACGACCACCATCGTAATTAAAGCTGCTGCTTGTCATTAGTTTAACAAAGGGGTTATCATTTGGTAGCAATCTATCAAACAGCATACAGTGTTCATCTCCTTCTATGATAGAGATCTTTAACAAGAAAGCTAAAGCCTTACGCATAAGCATGCGCTCGTTCTGGGCACGTATAGCAGCAGCAACATAGTCTCTAGACATCTGGACAGACATGCTCATTCTTCTATCCTATATTCAGTGTTGTACATGAAGTTGAAGATGATATAGGGCCTCTCCTATATCATCTTCTTCTATGATAGACAGCTTGCATAGGCATATAGATAGCTTCCACGTAGAGTCTACGGTCTTCCTCCATCTTCTCTCTATGAAGTACATCCTGATTAGACGGTATATGCTATAAAGAAATTTCATTTAGATCTCGATAGAGTGATGGGTAGATTGAACGTAGGGTAGCTTGCCTCATTCTCTTTAGGAATTAGAGCTAGAAGAGGGTTGTCAAGATAGGTAAGATCACCTATGTCGATGTCGGCGTACAATTCTAGTAACAGTGCATTGATATTATTAGAGTTTAGTGGAGTTGCATATACCGGGTACCCATAGGTTTCTCTGTACTCACAGATGTCCATCTTCACTAGTATGCGAGATATATGTGCCTTAGCTTGCAGTGTTTTCTTCTTCTTACTGGTCATTCCATCCTCCAAAGTCTTCGCTCGCCCACTCGCTATTATCATTACCGCGAGCTTGTCTCTCTATCATATCACGCTCACGCTCCCAAATCTTGTCAGCACTCTGAGCATACCATTCCCTAGATCCTACTACAAGTTTCTTTTCTGCAGGAGCAGACTGATAGTGATACCCCAAGCGCCAAGCATAGAGGAAAGCATCGCACAGGTGGTTGGGCAGCGCTGAGTGCTCTTCCTTAGGAAGCTTGATGGCATCTCCTACGGTCTTCCACACCAGAGCCTTCATCTCCTCTGTTAGGTCCTGAGTATCAGGACCAAAGAGTATCTTCCCTTGGATGAGGTCAGAGTTGAGTATCTCGATGAAGTCTACCTTCCCGTTCTTCTCAGCTATCTCAAAGGGGATGGATGAGCGCTGACGCATGGACTCTACACCTTGCTTGTTAGCACCGTCCACTATGAACCTATGTGGAGAGTGGTATGGGTGTCTTCTGAACTCATTAGTCTTTTCAATAACTTGATCGAACGTTAGGTGGTTATGCTTGAACGTCTTGAGCACGTACAGATGAGGGTCGTTGATGTGGTAGGCTGTGAGCACGAAGCCGTTGTCGTCTTCCCATCCTAGGTCGATACCGAGGACGTACGACCACCCTGTAGGATCTAGGTGCTTGGGTAGATCCTTGAATGTGTTCCGCTCTTGGTTGTAGCGGTAGACGAGCTTCTCCTCATCTACAGACCATTCACCTAGGTACATCTGCCTGAACATCGGAGTCTCAGTGATGTAGGGTTGATTAGCTGTGAGCTCCGCTATCTCGTGAGCCCACTTAGTAGTCATGTAAGGGTTATCTTTGGTGTTGGCCTTGACTAAGTGCCATCCAGGCTCTGCTCCTGTAGTTACATCGTAGAAGAGTCCACGCGTGATGTTGGACGGTGTTCCTATGAGGCATATAGTTCCAGCTAGGTCAGCCATCGCTGGTTTCAGTATACCGTAGACTAGCTCTCGCATGTTGATAGTGAAGGAAGCAGCTTCATCTATGATGGCTAGCTTGTACTTACGTCCCAAGAGCTTGTTCTTATCGTCTTCAGAGGAATCAGCACCCATCAGGTAGATGATGGAGCCATTAGGTAGGGTAGCTGTCAGTAGAGTTTCGTTGAACTTGATCTTGAGCTTATGCTTAGTATTGAGTATCTTTAGTATGTCCTTCCACATGATGCCCTTGGCAGACTCACGAGTTAAGGCTACATACAGGACAGAGCATCCTGGGTTCTCTAGAGCTTCCTTCATCAGGTATAGACCTGCAGTATAGGACTTACCAAAGCGTCTAGTGGCAAAGAGAGCCTTCATCTTGCTAGGATGGGTGATGAAATCCCACTGTGTTTGGAAGGTGACATCAAGAACATTAGGTGTAACAGATGCTAGCTTCCTGCTAGCGAGTATCCTAGCTGCTTGCTGCGGTGTCAAGGAGCACCTCGTGGTAGGATGTAGAATGGATGTCGTCTCTTCCTCTAGGGGGTTTTCTGATTACTTTTGATGCTGAACATGAGAAAAAGGTAATGATTTCCTCATACCCGTACGCTAATTGCATTTTTCTCCTAGAGAAACTCTCCATCATAGAGATGGCAGACATAGACTTTAAGTTGAGTGTGTATAGCTCAATAGAGTTGGCGTGCTTATATCCAGCTGCAAACACAGTCATACAGTGGGACCCGTGGTAGGTAGTGCCTGCGCAGCTATCTTCTCCAGCTCCTCATCTGTCAGGTTCTTGTTCTTATCTTCCTCATCTTTGCGCATCTCTTTTAATAATCTTAAATAGTTAACTAAAGAAGCAGCATCGTTCTTATCCAATTTATGGTTGAAGGATAGGTCCATGAGGCTCTCTGTTTCTCTCACTAGGACAGTGATGAGCCTGTTCTGTATCTTGTTTAAACTAGACTTCCTTAGACGTCTTGAGCGTACCGTAGGAATCTTATGAGGGCTTTTCGTGGTCACAGTTAGAACTTCCTAGGAGATTTCTCTCCTGGTGCAGGCTGTCCACTTCTAGCTTGCTGTATGGACTGCTGACGATGTAGTAGAGCTTGAGTAGCAGCTGGTGTCTGTGCTATCTGCTCTACAGGAACAAGAGGAGGTGGTGGTTGAGCAGGTGTTGCGCTTATCACCTCTCCTTCAGGGATAAGGTCTGGGTTCTTTGCTAGAATAGCTAGTGTAGAGGGAGATTGAGCATTGATGTCTCTTACCTGATGCTTTATCATCTCTAACGGTCTTTGGGTAGCACTCGTTGGAGGAGGAAGAGGGTGGTGTTGGTGCATCTTCATAGAAACTTCCACTTCTTTGATCCTAGAGGAGATGATGTCTCTTATAGGTTTAGAGTGTTTGTGGTTGAGTAGTAGGTCTAGAAGGAACGATAGTTCTGATGGCATGTGTTACTTCCCTGCTCCTGGTCCTTCATGGACATGACTCATAGGAGAAGATACTTGGGCCTTGATAGGTCCACCAATATGCGTGATCTTTCCTATGTCCTTGCTCTTGGGTGTTCCTGGGATAGCTCCACAGATAGAAGCGTCTTCTGGTGTCATAGAGGATACGTTTGAGGATGGAATGATGGCTAGAGCACCCTTGTAGTAGACTAGCAGCTCTTTCTCTTCCTTGTCGTAGAGGAGATGTAAATCTTGACGCTTAGAAATATCTAGCTTAAGTTGAAGGTTGGTTCCATTTAGGAACAGGGCATTGTGTAATTCAGCGTATAACAGCTTGATTTTCATGGTGTTTCCTTTAAGTAATTAGTGGCATTTATCATGTAAGTTTCATTCTCTAATACGGCTAAATCATTGTTACAGTGAGTGCAAAGAAGTTCACGCACAACTCCAGTTTTATGACAGTGATCAACCGCTAACTACCTGTGCGTCTACCTGTATAATAGTGCAGTCCTTTGCCGCAGAGCTTTAAAACGGGTTGAATATCGCTTTTGATAGTTTCGAACTCCATATGCTTAACCCCACTGTTGTTACGTGTGTAATTTCGTATCCTGCTCCATCATTGATAAACATCTCTTTAGGTATTAAGCTAGTACCAATACCCTGATTTCGCACATCTTTATGACAGTGACAGAAATGTATCTTATTTGCTTCTAAGACTGAAAATCCTAAGACAACGTCATGATCATCAGATAAGACAGCAAGTCTTACTGTGGTGTTAGGTCTATGAAGCACTGATTCTATATAACTGTTATATGCTGCAAAGTAACAACTACTATCAATAAGTTTAAAGTATGTGTTGCCATATCGTAGTGATCTTAACCATTTGGACAGCACCATGTTGTGGTATGTATCAGGTAGACTTGCTCCTGGATAGGAGATTATAGAGTAGGATGAGGTAGGAGATGTAGCTTCTTGTGTCATTTAGATCTCTTATGTTTGGTTGCTGCCATATTACGTGAAGAATGGTGTTTTATGTTCCATCTATGCTCGTACTTATGGATTATGAAGCGCACACGATAGCGTTGTCCCTCGTATCCACTCTTGTGGGTGAGGAGAGCAACAGCAGATAGTGCTTCGCATATACTCCTGATTGAAACACCATCAGCACGACGTTCCATTATCATCCTATCCACTTCACTATCAAAAACAGTGTCTTCTAAGTTAACATAGTAGGTGATTGCTTGGAAATACTCAAGCTTGTTGTTTATCACCCACTCAGTATCCTGCTGGTAGGAGTTGGATGAACGCTGAGATAGAACGCGTTGGTCTCCCACTGTCTGCTCTATGTCTATAAACCCAGAGAGACGAAGGCGTTCATCCCACTCTTTCTGGAGTTGCTTAAACTCCTGCGTGTTATACGGGTTGTTGGACATTGGGTGCATCTTCTGTTTGAATCTTGTTGTTTATTCCTTGAAGAGTAGCTCGTTCTAAGGTGCTCTCTGCAGATTCTTGGACAGCAGCCAATGTGCTAGCATCCTTTTGTGCCTGCTCTTCAATCTTGGCAGCTTCTTCTGCTGCTAGACGTGCCTTAGCCTTTGCAGAGATTTCCTGACGTTTAGCATCAGCGATCTGGTTACAAGCATACTTACGTAGGGAATGGATGAAGTATCCATCAGGTTTGTGGCTCTCTGTAGGCCCCAGGTGAAGGATGAGATTTGCAAGAGCGAACTTCATGCTCTCAGCATCTGCTGTCAATAGGGTTCCAGAGATGATGCGATCGCTCCACTCTTCAAACTCCTGCATACCTGTAGGAAGAGGACGAGGAGTTGTAAGTTGGTCTGCGATCACGTCTACTGGAGTATTATGTGAGTTCTTTCCGGTAACTAAAGCGAGCATTCGATAGAAGAAGTTCTTCATGTTTATTCCTTAAGTTTGAGTTGGTATCTGTCTTCAATGATCTTATTACATTTATCTATAAGTAGTTGAGTATGCAGAGAGATCAAGTGAGACAACATGGTGGTATGCTCTTCATCATCTATTAGATCTAGTTCCAATAAGACTATCAGCAAGTTGGCCATATTGAATACGTCTCTCATCGATGCTCACACACACACTTATGCTTTCACAAGGGTCTCAACGTTGCGGTGGGATCCTCCATCTTTGATGGTTCCTTCTACTCTTATCTTACCTAGTTTTATCAGTTCGTTCACTCGTGCACAGATGGTTTGCAGCCTGATTCCTGTATGGTTGGAGATCTGAGTGCGCGACATAGCTGGGCATTCATCTAGAGTTGATAGGATGCAGTGGTGGATCTGTGTAAGATCGTTATCGTCTAAGAAACGTTGATAAGACTCAGCTTTAGTGCTCATCCTGCGTGTGTTGGGTGGATTCTTGATGATGTAAGAAGGATCAGACAGCATGGATTCGATAGCTTGCCCTGCACGGTAGTCAAATATTGCAAGATAGATACCGTCTGTGAGACTTTTAATGGAGGGATCACAAAGGTCAAGGCCCTTGTTTATCTGTCGATCTAGCACTGTCTGGATCAAATCTAGATATAGATCGTAGTTGTTTGGTTGGTAGTTGCCTAAGAATCTATCGATGAAGGCTTGTTCTTGTTGTGTCCACTGGATCTCTTGAAACTCTGTTGACATGTTACATTCTCCTTATCACTCCGGGTTGTTACTGCAAGTTTGGGTGATATAGCTATCCTAACACAGCGTGCTACCTAAACATATGCAGTTTGAGTGAGAGAAGTGAGATTCACTTCACTTAGAGAGGATGGATCTGTGGAATACCGTCGATGATGGACACAAAGCAGGTTGTGCAGGATGTGGGGTTCTTAGCTGCGTACTTCATACCCTTGCTCTCTAGATCGGCAACATGACCGCATTCTATGCCGAATACCCTGTGATTGAACGTTGTGATGTACTCAAGGCTGGCCTGATGCGTGTGTCCCTGAACAACAGACATGCCCAATTTTGAAGCTTTCTGTCCAGGCGTACCTTTACTCTCATCACCGTGGATAAATGCGATCTTGGCATCAGGAACATGTGCTACGAACGGTTTATTCGAGATGTGCCATTCCCATCCAGGGTATGCGAACACCTTATCTAAGGAGTTGACGAGTTGACGTGGAAGTCCTGCCTCAAGAGCTTTGGACATAGGTCTTACATCGTGATTGCCGATGAGGCATATTGCTTTAGGGAACATCTTGTGAAGCTGCTTCATGTCGGCTTCAGCTCTATCAAACTCAGTTTGTGGAGAGTCATCATCTGGATCTTTGGAGTACTTGCTCCAAGCTTTAGAGTCAGTTATATCACCTAGGAATATAACTAGGTCGGGTTTGTGCTTCTTCTTCCATGCGTAAATCTGCTTTATAGCTTCGTAGTTTGCATAAGGAAAGTGAATATCGGGGATGCAGAGTATCTTCCTGTAGATCTTAGGTGCTGTCAACTTACATCTCTCCTTAGAATTAAGTGTACTAAGAAGTGAGAGATGGTGTATGGATTAGAACAGATGATGATTATAGTTTAGAAGTGTAGTAATCAAAGAGCGAATTATAGTAACTTGTAAGATCAGGAGTGAGGTCTAGTGTGCACAGTGTTCTAAGAAGTTCTATAGTGACATAGTTGAACTTATCTGGAGTCACAAGTTTCTACCCTTAGATTGCAGGAATTTGGTGAGTTCCATTCTAGTCATAGGACTGGTAAATCTTATCTCTTCAGGAGATAGTGTCTTATAAGTTGACATGAAGCATGCAGGAACACGGTTGGGTTCAGAGAAGTCAATATGCTCCTCTTTAACTCTCTCACTCCTATTCTCTGAAGATTTAAGGGAGGGGAGGGGGTTTCTCTCTATCTCACTCCTATTCTTTAGAGAAGTTTCTATACCAGCCTGCTGTGCGTCTCCGACGCACACGGATTCTGCGGTATCTATCTCCCTCTCCCTCTCTCTCTCTAATACTAATACTCCGTCCCCTTTGTTCGTCCCCAAATTAAAATCATCAATTCTATCAGTAAAATCATATACTTCCTGAAGCTGCTTATTTTTGTCAATTAAGATAGTGTTGGTATCACTACACGATATTGTGCTCTCTTTTGTCGTCCCCTTTAAATCATCAATTCTCTCAACAAAACCCTCTTCACTCATGCTAGCAGCCCCTCTCTTTCTTCACTGAGTTTAAGCCGTTCTTCTTAACAAAAGCAAGCTTACGCTGCCAATCTTTCTCATCATATTCAGGATCAACTTCATCTGAGAAAAGGTACGGACGCTGAGGAGTTAAACCTGACTTCTGTGATTTATAGAAATCGACATCGTTCAAATCATCTTCTGTGCACATTCCATTACCAGTAAAAGCCTTGTCTATGTCAAAAGTTGCTTCCTTAGATTCAACCATGTAAGCTAAAGAGGAATCGTAGTCTGCTTCAACCTTTAACTTCCATGAATTGAAGTCATCTTGAGACATACTCTTAGGTTTACTTACAGGAAGAAACTTAGCACACACCTTCTTCTTAAAGGTGAACTCTAAGTCATCTGGAGTGAATCCACCTTCCTTCAATATCAGGAACAAGTCCTGCATGAAAACTAAACGCTCCTGCTTGTTCACCTTCTCAGGAACACCTTGGCACCATCCTAGGAATAAGGTGTTTAGAGGTATCTTCTCTGACACTTTAGGTAGGGGAGGGATACTAGCATTAGGGGTATCGTTCTTAGATTCAATTTTGATACTCTTCTCAACTTTAGGATGCATGTTCTCAAATGGATCATCCTCAAGATCGTCCAAGCTCACAGGAAGATGAAGTTTGAGGTCTTGAAACACTCTGTTCATCTCACTCCTATCTTTTCCAAAATGAGACTGCTTGCTTGCAGGAGTAAGTAGATTCCAAGTTTCTAAGTGAATCTCAGAGATATTGTCTTCAACCCAATCATTCCAGGAAATCTGAGGGTAAGAATTCTCACTCCTATTCTCTAAAGATTTAGGGGAGGGGGAGGGGGTTCTCTCTCCCTCCCTCTCCTTCTCCTCTCTTAGTAGGGTATCCCTATCAGAGCTGATAGGTCTTTTGCTATCAACCCCTATCAGAGCTGATAGGTCTTTTGATAGGTCTTTTGATATTGCCCTATCAGAGCTGATAGGTCTTTTGCTATCAACCCCTATCAGAGCTGATAGGTCTTTTGATAGGTCTTTTGATATTGATAGGTCTTTTGATAGGTCTTTTGATAGGTCTTTTGATAGGTCTTTTGATATTGATAGGTCTTTTGATAGGTCTTTTGATAGGTCTTTTGATAGGTCTTTTGATAGGTCTGGATTAACGATGTACCCAGTCTTAGTACCTTTAATTTTACCTTGTACCTGACATAATACTCCTTTAGTTATGAGACCTTTTATGGCTCTACTAATGTTTGGTGCTGCTATTCCTGTTCGTTCAGATAATAGTTCATGAGTAGGATTAAAGTTTTTAGAGTCTGTAGACCACGCGATGAACACCTTTAGTTCATTAGATGTGAGACTCATCTTTGCTATAATCTTATATATATCTTCCATATCTTTGCACTCCTTCTTCATACGAAAAAACCCCTTTGTAGTAGCCGTAAGCAGTTAGTTGTTTGGCTCAACTAACCACCGCCGGCCAAAACAGAGGGGTTGAGGATTGTCTCACATAGATTATATTATCATGCGTATCTACTTAAACATCTTTTTGCTTATCATGCTGATTTTCTTAACTTGTTCCATGTAGCCGCAGATGCAACACCAAAGCCACCCGTGCCATTCTTTCCTATCTGTTCTCTCTCTGATGTACACCTTGCATGTAGGACAGGTAGGTGTATGCTTCATACTTCAGTGAAACCATAAACCTAGAACAGAAGCTATCACTCCAACTATCGTGAGCACTATCTTCAACACTCGCTTGCGCTTATCCCACACCTCTGCTGTATGCTCATCGATGGTCTTCTGCTTATCTATTCCCTCTTCAACAACATCCATCCTAGCATCCTGCTTGTCCTGGTGTTTTTCAAGAAGTTCTGTGCGCCTTATGTGTTCTGTCAGCTGTGCTGCCTGAACAGCAAGTGTTTTATCTATGCTCTGAAGAGTATCTGTGAGCACATCTATCTTCTCTTCAACCTTATCAAGGCGCTTGTCTATCTTCTCATCTAGGTACTTTAAAACATCATCCATGATGCTGCTCCTTGTTAGATCTCATACCAGACATTTTCTAGAAATACTTCAACAGGTGCCATAGATGTTGCTGCAGAACTTTGAGCTGTGATTAACAATGAGTACCCAGGATCAAGGATAGTCAATAAAGTAGAATCCGTCTCAATAAGAACCGTAGTGGCTAAGGTAGCTAGGTAGGTAGCTACTCCAATATTAGATCCAGGAGTTACTACAGTTAATGCTGCTGCAGTTCCTGTAACTGCATCTGGAGATACTAAAGTACCTGGTGAAACATTAGTTACCGTAACGGTGCCTGCAGGTGTATTTGTCGCTGTAAATAACGTAGAAACCGCAGCTACAGCTGTATAGAACTCAGTTGCTATCTGAGCCGCTGTTGCAGTGGGTCCTTGTGAGATAACCACATTAACACCAGTTCCTGGCAAAAGAGGATCAGTTTGTATGTTAGATCCACCAGTTACAGTGAAGTAGAAGTAATAAGGTGCATTCGTAGGACTAAAAAGCTGCACAGCCTTAGCTGAACCTACTACATCGTAAAAAGTCCCTGTCTGAGAGAATACCAGTTTAGTAACCTGAGCTACTGGACTTGCAACGACTGGACTGAGATAACACTGTGAAATACTTGTATTTGAAGATCCTGGTCTTAAGTTCGGTGTAGATGTCAATGCTCCATTATTCATTAAAGTAGGAGCTCCATAAAATCTAACAAATGTCACATCTGTGCTTGCTATTTTTCTTCCATATAAAAACAATGCCTTACCACTGTTTATAGGATTATTAATTAAGCATAGTGTGTGTTCATTTTCATCAAATAACTCTGTCCCATTAATAGGAAGAATAAAGGTGTTGCCTAGATATGTCTGTCTACCGTTGATGTCTAGGATAGAGTTGTCTGGAGTTTGTCTATTGGTAATCGGAGTTAGAGTCATTGTTATTTTCCTTTGTTATCCGCAGCGTACTGCGTAGAATTGTCCAGC